AAGGCTTTGCAAAAGGTCAATACACCCTGCTTGATAATCTAAAATTGGGGTATGGTGGCACAAAGACCGAAATGCAAAGGCTTTTGCAGGACGCAACGGCAATAAGCGGGGTTGAATATAATATCGACAATTTAGCGGACGTTTACAGTGCTATTCACGTTATACAGGGCGAACTCGGAATCACGGGAACGACAGCAAAGGAAGCAAGCACGACAATCGCAGGCTCGACGGCTTCGATGAAATCAGCGTGGCAAAACCTTTTAACAGGTATGTCGGACGAAAATGCAGACTTCGGGTTGTTGATAAATAATTTCGTTGATAGCGTATTGACGGTGGCGGATAACCTATTGCCACGAATACAAGTGGCGATACAAGGAATGGGCGAACTTGTAAGCGGTTTAGTTGCAACGCTCGTGCCTGAAATTATAAACACAATACCGCCATTGATAGAAAGCACACTGCCAACGCTTCTCGGAGCAATACAAACGGCAATAACAAGCATTATCGCAGTATTGCCACAGATAACGCAATCAATAAGCGACCTGCTCCCGCAGATTTTAACGGCGTTCGTGGATATGCTACCGTTGATTATAGACGCAGGCGTGCAAATTATATTATCCCTTGTTCAAGGTATAGTGGCAAGCATACCGACACTAATTCCAGCAATCGTTCAGGCGGTAATTACTATCGTTCAAAATTTAATAGGAAATATCGGCTTAATAATCGACGCAGGCATTCAGCTTTTAACAGGGCTAATGGACGGGTTGATTTTAGCAATTCCGATTTTAATTGAAGCGATACCCGTGATCATTCAAAATCTTTTAACGGCGATAATAAACAACTTGCCAAAGATAATCAAGGCGGGCTTCGAACTTCTCGGGAAGTTCCAACAAGGAATTTACGAAGCAATTCCGCAGTTAATACAAGCAATACCACAAATAATTGTAAGCATAGTGTCCGCTTTAATTCAGGGCATACCACAATTGATTGCTTGCGGTGGGGAAATGTTGGCGGGGCTATTCAAAGGGCTATTAAACCCGCAAGCGATATGGAACGCAGTCAAGGGCTTATTTGACGGAATAGTTGGCGGAATAAAAAGTTTATTCGGAATACACAGCCCGTCAAAGGTATTTGAAGACGAAATCGGAAAAAACCTTGCTCTTGGTATAGGTTCAGGCTTTGAAGACACAATGGCAGGAGTTAGCGACCAAATGGCAAGTGCAATCCCGACGGGGTTTGAAATAGACACCAGCGTGACAAGCGGAACAACACAAAGCACGAATGGCTTCGCAAATATGGTTGAAGCGTTCAAGCAGGCATTAAAAGAAGTTAATATTATACTTGACGACGAAGTCGCTGGCAGGTTCGTCACCGATACAGTCGAAAGGGCAGTTTATAATTAAGGGGGCAAAAACGTGGGATATTTTATTTTTAAGAACATAGACAGCCGTGACATTAAGGGCTTAATCGTAAGCGAACTGCCCCCGATAACCAAACCGAAAATGCGTGTCAGGATTGACACCATAGACGGAAAGGACGGAGCAGAAACGGTCAATCTCGGCTTTGAAGCATACACGAAAACCGTTAAAATTGGGCTTACAAAGAATTATGACATTGACAATATAATCGCTTGGCTACAAGGCGACGGGAACATTCAATTCTCAAACGAACCCGAAAAGTATTACAGGGTTAAAATTCACGACCAAATCGACTTTGAAAGGCTTTTAAGGTTCAGGACGGCAGACGTTAAATTCTATACACAGCCGTTCAAATATTCAGCCACAGAACGAACAAAGATAATGGACGTTACGGGTTTAGGGACGGCAGAAGTCAGGAACGCAGGCAATTATTTTTCAAAGCCTATAATCACATTTACAGGCACAGGAACGGTCAACGTCAGCGTTAACGGAGTGCAAAAATGCGTCCTTAATTTAGGGGCAACAAGCGAGAGCATAACGCTTGACGCAGACAAACAAGAAGCATACTCGGGCGAAATATTAAAGAATAGACAAATGGACGGCGAATTTATAACGCTTGAAGTCGGCAAGAACACAATCACGTGGACGGGAAACCTTACAAAGATTGATATATTAAATTATAGCCGTTGGCTGTAAAGGGGGCAAAATGGACAAGTTAATAAATGATTTTAAGATTAGTTTTACAAAGGGCGACACTTATGCCCTTGCGATAAAATTCAAGAACCTATCGGAAGATTTAAGGACGGCGTTCTTTACCGTTAAAGAAAACCCTGACGACGAACCGTTGCTTCAAAAATCGCTCGGAGCAGGTATTGACAAAATCGACGACAGAACATACAAAAACGAAAAAACATATAAATTGCAAATACAGGCAGGCGACACGGCAAACCTTGAAGCACACGTTCAATATTTGTACGATTTACAAGTTGCAGTCGGCAACGTTGTTAAAACCGTTATAAGCGGGGTTTTTGTAGTTACACACAGCCTGTCGGGGAACGCTTCTGCGTTTGGAAGCACGCTCGAAGTTGCAATCGACGACACTCTCGAAACTGAAGTTTATACAACGCCAGCAACAAACGGCATTGAATACGAAACAGACCCCGTCGCAAACGCCAAAATCGGCGATATGTCGGGTTTAACGACCGAGAACAAGGAAACACTCGTCAAGGCTATAAACGAAGTCAAGAACGGCACAAAAACAAACGCTGATGACATTTACAAGATAAAGAACGGAACTATTCCCGTGCCTAAATCTCAACACGCTGAAAAAGCAAAAGATTATGACGAAAGCGGGGGAATATCTTCGAAGTTTAACGAGATTGAAAACAGATTAACCGAATTGGGTTTTAAGCAGGGGGTTGCTGAATATAAGGGATTTTATACCGAGCCGACAGCAAACTCCCTGAAAAAACAAGGCAAATATGTAATATTCAATTTTTTATCGGGCAACGACAATGTAATATCTGCGAACTCTATCGCAACAATTACAATACCCGAAGAATTTAGACCAAACGAAGATACGCACATTGTCGTTAGCGTAGTGGCAGTGGGTGCTATTGCTATTCAAGGTGGCTTATTAGCAACTGTTAGTGCTGAAACAGGGGAAATATCAATTACAGCGGGGCAAGGTGAAACTTTTTTGAACGTTTCTATTTGCAACTGTGGTTGGGAAACCAAATAAAAAAGGGGGACAGGTTGATGATTAAAGTTTTCAACGCAGACGAAAGAGTTTTTACAAACAACGGCGAAAAGATATTACAGCCCTTAAAAGCCGTAATTCTAAAAGAAGACAACGGCGATTACGAACTCGAACTTGAAACACGCATTGAAGACAAAGATTATATCGTAAACGATAAAATAATTGTATGCGATACCCCGTGGGGAGTTCAGGGCTTCAGGGTTTACAACCCACAAAAGAAAAGCAATAAAATCACTTGCACCTGCAGGCATTTATTCTATGATACAGCGTCTTATTTAATAGCGGACGCTTACGTCGTAGATAAGACCTGCAACGACGCACTCGACCACTTAAACAACGCCTGCGACGTTGTGACGCCTTTCGTGACGTTAAGCGACATTCAGACAATAAGTTCATACAGGGCGACAAGAAAGACCCTTGAAGAAGCAATCTCGGTCGTTTTGGAGCAATGGGGCGGGCATTTGATAAGGGACAACTTCAACATTGAAATTCGCAACCAAATCGGGCAAGATAACGGCGTTGTTTTAAGATACGGAAAGAATATTCAGGACATACAAGTCAAAGAAGATTGGAGTGCCGTCGTGACGAAAATCCTGCCCGTTGGAAAGGACGGACTGTTGCTTGACGATAAATATATCAGCACGGCAGATTTAAGCCCGCAGGAAGCGAATTATGGGCTTATATACGACAAGCCATACACAAAGACGGTGTCGTTTACGCAGGACATACCCGAAGACGAATACAAAGTGGACGGGGAACTTGACGAAGACGCATACAAAACCGCTTTAATTCAGGACTTGAAAGACCAAGCAATCGAATATATCAGGCAGAACTGCCTGCCGAAAATAACTTACAGCGTCAAGGCGAATATTGACAAGGTGACGAACGTGGGCGACATAATAGAAGTTTACGACGAAAGGCTCAACGTCCACCTTATGACAAATGTTATATCGGTAAAATGGGACTGCATTCAAAAGAGATACACGGAAGTCAACTTCGGGAACTTTTCAAGCAAGTTAAAAAACCTTATAACCGAAACGACAACCGCCACGAAGAAAGAAGTTCAACAAGCTGTTGACAACGAAGTCGTTCCGCAGGTAGAAGCGAAACTTCAAGAAGCATACGCCGAAATTTGGGACGCATTAGACAGCAGTTACTGTATTTATGACGGCGACCAAATCCTGATCGTTGACGCACTACCGAAAGAGCAGGCGAAAAATTGCATTCGCTTTAATAGTGCAGGGATAGCGTTCGGAAAGAACGGAATCAACGGAGCATTCACGTCGGCGTGGACGATAGACGGCACATTGAATATGCAGAACATAAACGTTATAAACCTTGTCGCTGATATGATAAAGGGCGGAACGCTTAAACTCGGGAACGAGAACGCAGGACAAGGCAGGCTGGAACTTTACGACGAAGCAAACGCATTAATCGGCGAAATGAACGCAAGCGGGCTGACAATGTACGCAAAGGACGGCAGTTATATCAAAATAAATAACGAAGTCGGCTTCGCAGGGTACGACAAAAACAATAATAAAATTTATTGGGTTGACGGCGAAACTTTCTGCACGAAGAAATTCATCGCAAACGAAGAAATCACAATCGGCGGGAAGTTGCGAATGCTACCAATAACAACAAGCACGAACAGCGGAATCGGGTTCGTTGCGATTTACACGGGAAATTAAAATGTTTCACGTGAAACATTTGTGTTAAACTTTTACGCAAATGTATAAAAAGGGGGTAATTAAATGGCATTATCGGGAACAATCTCGGGAGCATACAGGGGTTACACGTTACAAACGACGTGGACAGCAACACAAAGCACGTCGGGCAATTATAGCGACATAACGGCGACGCATAAACTTATATGCGACAGCACATACGCCCTTTATATTGACGGCAGGACGAACTCCTGCACCGCAGACGGCACAGCAAAGAGTTTTACAAGCGGAGCAATAAGCACGGGCGGTGGAACGACAATCACGCTCGGCACGACTACACACAGAATATATCACAACGCAGACGGCACGAAGTCGTTCACGATGACAACCGTGTTTAATATGCAGGCAGACATTGTCGGGACTTGGGTGTCAAGCATAACCGCAACGGGGACGATTACCCTTAATGCAATACCAAGACAAGCCCAAATCACGGGAGCGAACAACTTCAACGACGAGCAGAACCCGTCCTTTACATATTCAAATGCGGGCGGGTTTCAAATATCGGCTTATTTAAGTTTTGCGGGCAAGACAATCAGCAGGTCGGGGCTTGGGAACGCTACAAGCGGGACTTATACGTTCACACTGACAGACGCAGAAAGAACAACACTCCGCAACGCTACACCGAACAGCAACACAATGGCGGTCACTTACGGCTTGCAGACAGTAATCAGCGGGACAACCTACACGAACACCGTCGCAAAGACGATGACGATTACCAACGGCAACCCGACAGCACCAACGTTGACTTATGCGGACACAAACTCCACGACAACGGCAATCACGGGAAACAACCAGCGAATTATTCGAAATAAATCAACCCTGACGGCGACAGTTGGCACAGGAACGGCGAAAAAGGGTGCGACGATAAGTTCATACAGTACAACGATAAACGGCGTCACAAAGACAGGAAGCGGGGCGTTAAACTTCGGAGCAGTAAACTCCGCAAGCAACGTTGAAATCATAACGACCGTCACAGACAGCAGGGGCAACACAGCAACGGTTAAAAAGACGGTTACGGTTGACGATTGGA